GCGGGCACGACACCACCCCATCGGGTTAACTCTGGAAGAAGCCCAGTCCATTCATTTGCCTGTTTATACTCTGAGTAGAGTTGCTGGTTTCGCAGGTTCGAAGCAGTAATACTGACTCATCTAATATTAATATCTCCCTCGAGAAAGAAAGAGTTTGCCACAACCAAACGGCCGTTCAGAACGTCGCGTACGGTTCCCGCCCGAAGGCAGTACTAAGCCTGACTCTACTCGCCGATAAAGTACTAATTTCCCAACGGCGATGATCTGATACCGCACCGCAATGTGGTTATCTCTTCTTTCTTTTCTTTTACCGCATAGATATGAGATGTGGACCCGTAGGCGGGGAGGGACATTGTCCTCCTTTCCCAACTTCGAAAAGCCATCGACGGACTGAACCCTTAAAGGTTACACCGTTCTGCTAGCCATCTCATACATACGGCCGAAAGAATCCAAAAATACTGGCAGAGTCATAGCCAGTCACTACCGCTTCTCCCAGCTACACAAAAGCCCGCTATCCGGCTTCACAAATTCGCTGTAGCAAATCCGGAAGAAGCAAACCGGTGCCGAGACCTGCTCGGACAAGAGGTACTCGGATAGGGGAAGAAAGAGACGTTAAGTGAGGTCGCACCACCCTATACGAGTGGCGTAATGTCAAATACGGCGAGTGAGGGTACGACTTGCGAACAAGGCAATCTCGATCAGTCAAAAGAAGTTCTGGGAAACTCTTATCGACTAAATCGAACAAAGCCTTGGGCCACAAGAACCCCCACCTCACCGCAGACCCCACAAAACGAGTAGGAGGAAGTGGTAAAGGAGGTTTGTCATACCGAGAACGAAATTCTCTCCTGTCAAGTGTCAATTCAACAGGACGAACTCGCTTCCCGGTCCAATAATCAGTATGAGCTCGTGTCACGACGGCGCAAATCGACTCAACAGTCGCTAATACTGAAGGTATTGGTGGAGGGCCAACGACAGACGGGAACGAACGGTCAACAAGAGGCAAATTCTTCTCAAGAACCTCAGAAGAAACGAAAGAACTCTTCAAGCTCTCACCGTTCCAAAACCGCCCCGCCGGAATCGCTGGCCCATCCCAGACAACTCTCCTAAACCACTTCCTCTTACAGAGGACTTTCACCCAAGCGGAAGGAATATTGGAAAGAGTGAACCCCCTCAAGGAAATTTCATAACGCATCAACACATTTACGATCCAGTGTTGCACGTTTTTTTTAAAGGATGAAATTCCCTTGAGAACGGAGGTCAGTATCTCGCCAGGAGCATTCCGAGAAGGAAGAAGGAAGGAAAGGACAGGTTTCGCAATCAAACGGCGTCGCGTAATGTCAAAAGTCTGGCTATTGAGATCAGCCCAGTGACGCGACACCATCGTCTTACTCTCATTGACGACGAGACCGAAAACAGAGGTGACAAACCTCCATTCGCGGTACATAGATTGGTTTCCCTGAAACAGACAATCGTCGCCGTTAAACCTCCCTACCCTCCTAACTTCGGGCCCGTAAGCCCTTGCGGCGGCCATGTCATGGCAAGCTTTGTTCAAGAGGCAGAGCAATGGGAAACTCACCAGATTTCCCATCATACTCCCCCTCCGAATCGGGTGCTCCTGACCCGAACAAGACAGCCACCGCAAATCTCGAAAACTCCCAACGAGAACCTCTCTCTCGTTATCACTCAAATCCTCACACTCCGCAAGGACTTCTACGATAGCACCGACGGCTCCTAGATAAATATTGTCAGTGGCGGCTTTATAGTCACCACTTATGATATCCTCGGAGCCCGCGTCGCAGACAGCCAGAAAATCCTCTCTCTTCACATCTCCTCTGACGCACCAATTAAAAGAAGTAAGGTGGTCGTAAAGTGCGTTGTGTACTGGGCGCAGAACACGCTTGACGTGCGCACTCTGCATAGTCACAACCCTAAACTTACCCTTCGTCTTTGCTACACCGCGTCTGACTAAACTTGCGTCACCGTCATAACAGCACAGACAAGTACCCAAGGTACCACCTTCACCTCTTTGAGTCTCCCTACATCCCTGCTGGTCAGGAATGTATACGTCAGAAGATAATGTTGGCTCTCTCCGGTCTTTCCGGCAGTCGAAGAGCCTCTTCCCCCATCCTCCTACAAGCACGCGAACGTGAGCTTTGAGCTCCTCAGTGTAAGCTGAACAACGCAACTCACCCTCAAGATCATAGTTGCCTATTCTCTCGGCCCACGCATCGCGCGCCTCTCTCCGGGCATTGGGATCACACTTAGGACAGTCGCTATCGAAGATACGCACACAGCTTTTTACGGCCATGCGATACCGCCATCGACGTCTGCCCTTGGGTGTGGCACTCTCAGCCCACTCCTCCCAAACCTGCCTGACTTGACGGCAGCCAAAGGATTTAAAATCCGGCATACTTGTGAGACTGAAC